ACCGTAACCTCTTTTGTTACTTGTGGAAAATTAATGATCTCCGCTTGACTAGTCAAAGAACCGGTTGCTCCAAAAGGACGACCAGATACTTGGTAAGCTGCAGCGTGATAAAGACCGGGATTATAAATATTATTCGCCATTACACACCCTCCAAACCAGTAAGGTCATACATTCTTCCAATAGGAATATTTGTGAGTTCTCCGAGTATCTGAACTCCACTCTGAGTTGAGCCAGAAACAAAAATAGAAGCACACTTGACATTTAAATCCAGCTTCTTTGTTGATGGTAATCTTAGCTTAACTGACGGAGAGGAGACAAAATAAAAATATATATCTGCTGAACCTGTGTTGTGTATTAAAATACTTTTTGTAACTCTTGGGAAACTAAATTCCTTGACTTCTTCTGTTATTGTTGATGCTGTAAGGTAGGGTGAACCTGCTACTTGATAGGAGCCCATGTTGTTTAAGCCAACTGTATATGTAAAATTTGACATATTTTATCTCTCCGGGACTACATTAATTAGTAGAATTCTTTTCTTTTTGTTCTTTTTTCTTTCTCCGAGCAATAGCTTTCTGCCTAGCTCTGCGTTTTACATCGGATTTTTTTTTGTGATGTCGTCTATCCTTCACCTCTTCAATCAATCCCATTTTTTTAATTTTACGCGTAAAGCGTTTTATAAGTCGTTCTCCACTCTCTTTTCTGCGAGGGCGTACAGTTAAATTTGAAGCCATTAATCCTTTCCTGATAGTTTTTGCCAAATGTTTGCAGAGTGTCCGGAGAAGATAGACGAAATGTCAACACCGGGATCGCTTGGGGCGACTCCGTCAAGTGGCCCTTGGCCTTGTTGTTTTTGAGCAGGAGCAGGCGTGGTTCCTTCAAAAAGGTTAACACCGTTGTAGGCATCAGTACCAATTGAATCTAAAAGTTTTTTTCTTCGTTGCTTAGCTTCTTCCATCTTCTTTTCTTGTCTCGCAAAATTTTGCTTTGGTTGTTGTCGTGCTTTAGACTCAACAATTGGCCGAGTTTCAGAAGTTCCCTTCATAACTTCACTAATGATAGTAGAAAGAGCGCCCTCTTCAAAGATAACTTCTTTGATGCACTCTTTAATTAGCGGCTTTAACATTTTCTTCAATTCGTTCTTTTTCATTTAATCCTCTAGAATTTTTTTAAATAGATCATCAACGATGTTTCTTTTCGCTTCGTTGATCTTGTTTTCATACATTTTACCTTGCTCTTTTGGGTAAACATAAGCATTTGGTGTTGATGGTTCGGAAACCATATCAAAACAGATAAGTTCAAAGTCTTCTTGAACTACAATTCCACTACCCATTGATTCTTTAACAGAACCAAGTCCGCGAGAAGAAATTCCAAGCTTTACGCCGGCATTGACTAAATCTTTAAGAATACGACCGGATGGTGTGTCAAGAACTTTAATCTTACCCATTACATCTTTACCTTCCCACCAAACGTCTGTAACCAAATGAGAAACATTCTTAAGATTAATCACAGAATCATCCGGATGATCAAGTTCACCACAGGCACGGTTATCTGCAACAATTTTCTTGTAGTTATCCATTTCACGCTTTAATATCTTATAGGGGTAGGATCTTCCGTTTCCATTCTTCTTATCAGCAGTTTGCAGCCGACCAGACAAATAAACCACGCCATGTTCCATTTCCCTCTTCTCTCGCTCGGATAAAAGATCACGACAGATCCCATCTTTGCAAAGAGCATTAAATTCTGTTAATAACATTTTTTTCATTTAAATCTCCAAATAATGCGGTCTCTCTCCGCTCGCTTCAGGAACCCGAACAGCAACGACGAACAGGTTGTAGCATCCATTTCTTAGTCATCATTTTTAACTCCATGTTTAAATCCATAATCATCTACCAACATTGATAAGATGTAACTTGTACCTGCAGAGATACAGCCGCAAACAAATGCGTTGATAAACAAATATTCATATGTAAATAGTTCTGTAAAACCATTTATCGCCCACATAAATACACCAACCCAAAAACCCATGCAGAGAGGGCAGTGAAATAATGTGTTCCATTTTTTTGTGTAATCTTTTTCTGGTCTCACGTCTTCGAAGATTTTTCCATGAACAATCATGAAAGTCATCCCGTAACAAGCGAGAATAAAGTAAATTAAATCCATTTCTAGATCGCTGCTTGGGTGTAGATGTTACTGAATCTTTTTACGGCTGTGTTTAGGAGCTTGCTTTCAACGTCATCTAAATTCATAAAATCGTTCTGATAATGTTGTTTGCTATAATTATTAAAGAGTTGCTTGCCGAGAGAATTATTCTTCTTCTCCAGAGAATGGTCTGTTGCGTTAGAATCCCCTAGGTTCATGCCGGTTATGCAATCATCAAGTTTATCATCTGGTGTCTTCTTGCCATCGTCGTCGAATTCATCGCTTCCCATGGGTGTTTTTCTTTTATCATATTCTGAGGATTTTTCTAGTTTTTTCCAAGTTCTTTGAGCAGCGGCCAAAGTTCCGGAGTATTTATCCGATGTCAAACCAGCACCGTCAGGAATAACAGCAAATGCTAAAGAATAAAGGAGACTACCAAAGCCTTGACCTTGTAGTTCGGGCTCCACATAGATTGCTGCAATTTGATAGGTTTGAGGAATGCAATTGAAATCCGCGTCTCCTTCATCAGACAGCAGGTCTATAGAGACATACCCAATAACATAAAAGCTATCAACATATTTTTCTTTACGATATAGAACAAGGCCGTAATTCTCATCACCCTCTTGATACATGTAGAGAGAGATTTTTTTCTCTAATCTCTCATCAGTGTAAGGTATAGACGGTGCATGCTCATTTAATAGAAACCTTTTCCACTCTCGTAAAATCTCTTTCATTTCTTTAACATTTCCACTTCAACTTCGATGATGCCTTTTTCTTTCCAATTTTCACTGTATCCATCTTTCCCTTTGAGGTCCTGTAGGTTGTTGAAGGCAATATTGAGATTTAGCTTTTGGTTAATATAAGTCATTTGTGTTATTTTAAATTTTCCTGAGGTTATGATTTCTTTTTCATTGCCTTCATATTGAGAGAGGAAGTCTACATCGACTCCGGAATGTGTCTCAGGCACATAAAATAATATTCCCCATCTTCCTGCTTTGGGACCATTGTCAACAGCAAAGGTTTCTGCTACTTTTTTATCGATAGAAAATGAAGATAGGTTTGGAACATCAATTTTTGAACCGATTTTATAAGTATTTAAACCCGGGTATGTTCCGGACTCTTCATCGACACCATATCCTCTCCAAGTTTTTACAGGTTTTATCTCACCATCAGCGAGTTTTCTCAAAATAACTTTTGCTTTTTCAAATGTCTCTCTTGTCGGCTTAAATATGTCTCTTATACCATCATTCACGAGTTTCATTATTTTTGCTCGTGTCTCATCGAACCCTTCAGGGTTTCTAATCTCGTCAAAATTTTGATCTGTAAATAAGGATATTGCTCTAAAAATCTCTCTTTGAAAAGGGTTATAAGCACTTACAAGAATGTTTCTTATTTTTTTCGCTATCATACCTTTTTCGTCTTTCATTCTTTGTAGTTTTGCCTCGGAGTCCTCTAGGTCTGTCCCAAAAATAGAATTTATTATCCCTTTACTCCAATCCATAAAACCTGTCACTGATCCTAGTTCTTTGGCGTTATATGCTTGCTCGAAGTCATCTAGATAAAAACCAGCATCAGTAAGAGATGTCAAAAGCTCTTTATCTTTTTTAATTCTTTGTTTTACTTTTTCAGTATTCTCGTCAACACTTTTCATATCTTCTAATTGCTTTTTATAAAACTCTGTTGACTTCGATTCCAGTGTCTTTAGGTCTAAAGCCTGTGGATCTACTTCTTCGTTTAGCAGCTCTTCTGTTAGAGATCTTTTTAAAAACTCCGGCATGACTTGAGATTCATCTAGAGTAATATAGTTCTCTTCATTTTCTTTTAGAAAGTTTCTCCACTCATTCAATATCTTTTTCATTGGTACATATACCTCCCATACAGATATGGTGCAAACATACTGTTTTGAACTATTGAACCTTTTTCTGCGGCCTGAGGTACTTCGCCAAGCTCGGTTGAATCTTTCGCATCTGGATTCAATAGGGCGTCATCTAAGAGCTCGTCATGAGCATGCATATAATCCATCATTGGTTTTTCTTCTTTCATCCACTCTGCTATGTTCACTAGTGAAGACTTCATCGGATCATATTTTTTAGACTCCAAAACGTTGGCTTCCATAGAACCATAAATATTTCCGCCCTGTACAGAGTCATAAGCGATAATTCCTTTCTTTCGAAGAAACTCAAACATGCGAGATTCTGCTCCGTAGACACTATCTGTTAACATTTCCTTAGCAAATGCAACAATCTTTTTCTTCTCTTGCATTAAAACGATATCTATATCCTTATGATCAAAAATCATAATATCTCCATTTAATGCTTCTCTAGCGTTTAGCTCAAAAACATATGGCTTGACTCTAGAGTTTGTAATCTTGACACCAATAGATGGCTTGATATCAACTCCGACATTGGTATCCACAAGTTCTTGTTGGCCATCTGGCTTTATTATGTTAACACTAACGGACATTCTATAATTCCCCCATCAAATCTTGAATAAAGAATAGTTTTTTGACCATGTTCTCATCAAGAGGACGCTTAGTAAAATCTTCAAGAATAACGGAAACTTTAGAGAGTTTTTCGTGTCGTTCTTCTCCGATGGTGTCCTTACCCTCGGAAAGTTTTTGAGAGAGTTGTAGCTTCAAACTTCCCACTTCCTCGTTAATAAATGACTTAAGTCCGAGGCCATTGTCGGAGAACGATGTGATATAATTTGTAAGAAGCGATTTTTGGTTCTCTTTAAGAGAATTTTTGTAAGTATCATTAAATTTCCCAACAAAAGTTTTGTAAGTAAGATTATCAATGTGCTTCATTTCTTTTTCTTCTTTAACAGAAGGAACCAAAAGAGATTTAACATTTGTCTCAATTATAAGGCGGCTTTTTGCATTTGACTTTGTGTCTTGGAACCAAGAGCCAACTGTTGCAATGTCTTTGTAGTTTGGAACGAAGTTATTGAAAACACTAGCGCCGAGTTGTTGATTAATCTGGGAGATCAATTTTGTTTGCGCATTGAAGACCGATTTGCGATCTATAGAGTTGTAATCTTTCTTTGTCTCAACGAGAAAACGATCTGTAAAATCTTTTGTCATCTTATCCTTGTTCTCTAGAATGGATTTGTATAAATCAAGATCTTCATTCAAAGGAGATCCTTTTTTAAAGCTTTCCTTGATTAGTGTTATAATTGTTTTCTTTTTTGTTTCTTCTTGACGAACAACTGCTTTCGTTAGTTCCTTTACAAGAGATTCGTAAAGAAAAGCGGTATTTCTTTTCTTATTATGTTTCATCTGTTTTTACCTTTTTTAGTAGACTTTCAATCAAGTTATCAACTTGCTTTGATGTTTTAAATAGTTTTTCTTCTTCTAATTGGCTGTTTCTTTTACTCTCAGTAATTCCACGCGCCAAAGCGTCTAGACCCCCAAATCCTGATTTACCATGAAAGGTTGTCCGATAAGTATTTCCATATTCCCCGGTTGCTTGATTTTTCATTTGCTTAGAGCGACCGCCTTTTGAGTAAGAGGTTTGATGGCGTTTGTACTTGCCTCTCTTATAAGTTGGTTCATCATCGCGTTTAGCAGGGGGCTCAGCTAGGAGAACATCGTCATTTTGATCACCCCCTTCGGCACCAGGGCTCGTGTCCCCAGCAGCCTGCTCTCCAGCATCACCGCCCAAATCTAAACCACCGGCATCATCTCCACCTAAGTCAAGACCACCACCGGCATCTCCGCCACCAAGATCACCAAGGCCACCGCCTCCATCATCTCCACCCTCAGCACCGGCTGTTGCAGCTGCTTCTAGGTTTGCGGCAAATTTCTTATCATAAAACATTTCTCTTTGCATACGAATAAATTGTTCATCGGAAAGACCGAAGAGGTTTTCAGCAACCCATCGTTTTGAGAAATACCCATCAGTCGCATTTCCAGCTACAGAGAATTTCTTATCCCAATGCTCAAGCTCTTGAAGCTCGGCAATCTTTGACGGATTATTTAATTGTAATTTAAATGACAAAAGGTCATCATTACGGAATCCCATTGTAAACAAATGAATTATTCCGATCTTTTCTAGTTCAGAAATCACAACTCTCTGTAATCTTTGTATAGTTCTAGCGAAACGAATGTCTTTCTGTGCGAGAGTTGTTTTATCTTCCTGTGCTCCATCCCCCATTGTAAGATAGGATTGTGGAACTTTTAGAGCAGAGAACAACTTATCTCGTAAATACTTAACATCTTCAATGGTAGCAGTCATTGCTCCACCGGGAAGGTTTGTTATGTCTGTGTTTGATGCTCCACGAATAGGAATATAATAATCTTCTTCAATTGACAAAGGATTGTAGCGAAGATCAATTCGTCCAGTTTTTGGATCTGTGACTTGATGTCGTTTCATTTGGGTCATTACTTTCTGCATGTATTGTTCTACATCTTGTGGTGGAATATTACCAACATCAATTTTAAAAACTCGTCTCTCTGGGGCACGAACAATTCGGTAAGCCATCATTGCGTCTTCCAAGAGCGTAAGCTGTCTCCAGATTCTACGAGCAGGCTCTAGAACAGAAGTTCCGTACGGAGCATGCTTATCATTTCCAAGAATACGGAAGTGAGCCATTTGCCAGTTTTCCAAAGTCATTCCGGCAGAATTCCATTGGTACTGAACATAGTTGGGGTTAGTATCGTCTTCGCCCTCTAGGCGCTCAACTTCTTGAGGAGGTAGGCCAATACAGGCACGGATTCCCATTTTTTCTTCTATATCTAGATAGAGGAAGAGATCTCCGTATTTACACATCGTTCGCGACCAACCAAACAAATTATGTTCAATATTAAGAACATTGTGGTAAAGGTTTTCAAGTATTGTTTTGATCTCGTCATTTGGGCACTTAATCCTAAGCATAGGTTGAAGGGAGGAATGTGTTGTCATCTCATCTGCGTAAATATCCAATGAGGAAGCACACTCTGGTGTGTATTCCATTTGATCGAAATCAACGTAACGCTCACCACGATTTCTGTTTGAAATCATGTTAACTGCCATTATGTTCATGGGATTATATTCTTGCTTCTTAAATTGTTTTCCAGACGCACTAGTAAAGCGCGAAGAATACATATCTAATTGGCGTCTTCTTAACTCCCGACCTTGCTGAGTTCTTCTCTGCGTTATAGGTCCTGAGAATAATTTAGTTAAAGACTTAAAAAGCCCATTCTCTTCATTGTAGGGATTCTTCCCTAAATTTCTTTTTTTTCTAGCCATTTATTATCCTTTGAATATCCAAGCAAATTCTTTTCTATTGTCTAATTGTTCTTTATATTTAGTTTCGAAGTCCTCATTATACCCGTCTTGTCCTTTTATCGTTGTATTCATAACACTCTTTTTCATATACATTCCATCGATCAAGGCTTTGTTGTATTCTTTGTCTTTCTCTGAAACTTCCAAAGCAGTATCTCTAACCCAACACATAATTGAAAGACACATAATGATGTCATCATGATAGGATCTCATCGCTTGGGGTTTTCCATTATTCCAAACAAAGG